CAACTACAATTCTCACAAGGAAAACTTAGTATGAAAAACTTTTTAAATTCAGTTGGCAATTTTTTATTAGCAGTAGGCGAAGCAAGATATGCTTCTTGGCTAGCACGTCAAGGACGAATAGAAGAAGCTAAAGCAATGATGACAAAGTAACTTTGTTGCGCCGCAAGGCATATATACATACACACAGGAGCTTTTATAAATGACCACAAAGTTTTCACACGTTAAGCATAATGAGAATGAGTTTGTAGGCGGAGGTTTACGTGACTTTTTCTTATATAGAGATTTAGGTGTCAAGGATGCCACTAACGGGCGTGTCCTAGCACACATCACTAAAGCCAATTTACCACCAGAAGGTTCGGGCGGTACAGGCTGGCACATCCATGTGGCAGAGTTCCAAATCGTTTACATGTTAAAGGGTTGGGCCAAGTTCATGTACGAAGATAAAATCCACTTAGTTGAAGCGGGCGATTGTGTACAGCAACGTCCAGGCATCGTACACTACTTGTATGACTACAGCCCAGACATGGAGTATTTGGAAATCATTACTCCAGCAGACTACGGAACAGAACCTGCACAAGGACCTTGCGATATACCCGCACCAACTCCTTGGGAGTAGACTATGAATCTAGTTTATATTCACGGGGCCAGCGCCACAAGTGAAAGTTTTAATTATATTAGAAGCAAACTGGGCAAGGGCATAGATATCGAATACGATAGTCGTAATGGCTTTGAAAACAATCTAAACATGATGCAACTACAATTGGAAGATGTTACAGACATTGCATTTATAGCACACAGCTTGGGCGGGATTTATTCATTACATTTGGCCAACGCCATGCCCAATCAAGTAGTAGGTGCTGTTACACTAAGTACACCATACGGTGGTGCAGAAGTTGCAGAAGTAGCCAAGTTCTTCTTACCATTCAGCAGACTAATGCGCGATATTGGTCCTAGTAGTTGGGCTATGAAACAAGCGGATCGTATTAAAATACAGCATCCGTGGACCAATATTGTTACCATGAAAGGTCAAAGTCCTTTCCTAGCTGAACACAACGATGGTGTTGTTACGATTGCTAGTCAAAAGTATCACAAAGATATGGAATTAGTAGAAGTAGATTACAACCACTATGAAGTTGTGCTTAGTGATGTGGTTGTTAAACTTATTAAAGAACGAGTAAAAAAGTTCAAAAAATAAGTTGCTTTATAATCACTAGGCATATATAATAGTACAACAGCGAACAATAAGTAACTGTTGACAGACATACACACAAGGAGATTATTATGTCACAATTCGAAACACCAAAACTACCAGAAGTAAAATTCAACAAGAACGGCTATGAAATCCGTACAGACATCTTGGGCATGGCAAAAAGCCTAGTACAAGACGACTTCCATGCCAAATTCCAAGGTTGGGAAATGACTGCTACTCGCGATGAGAAGACTGGTCAAATTGTTAATACCGTACAAATGCCAGAGTTTCCAGGACTAGATAAAGTTCTTGAAACTGCTGAAAAGATGTACGCATTTGTTAATGCTGGCGTTAATAAGAAGTAATTAATTTTACTCGTTAAAAAGCCACCCTAGGGTGGCTTTTTAATTGACTGCGTAATTGATTATTGATTTTCAATACTTACTGTATCAGAAGTTGCAGAACCAAATGTCCACTTAACTTTTGCACCTGTTGCGAAATCTCCGTTATCAGAAACTTTTCTAGTTAAAACAGCCATACGTGATGTTAACTTTTGCACAAAATAAGCATTGCTATTAGCATCAGTTGCAGTGATACTCATTTCGTTAGCACCCAAGGCGGCTGATTGTACTAGTTTGCAAACTGCTGTTCCATCACTAGTAGTGATTTTGTAACGCTTGGTACTAACTTGCTTAATAACGTTACCAGTTAATACTTCTGAACCTTCTCCAACTTGCGCTTCACACTTAATGCTGTTTTGACGAGCACTTGCACCGCTTGTTAGAGCAACTGTAACGCCGCCACTACCGCTTGTTAAGCTAGCAGTTTCAGCGCCACCAGCTACAGTATCAGTAACTGTAATAGTTGGTACTGCTGTGTATCCAGAACCAGCACTAGTTATTGCAATGGCAGCGATATCACCATTGCCATCAATAGTAACTGTACCAGTAGCTGTTTGACCACCAGTTAATTGTGGCGCACTGAAAGTTACTGTTGCACCAGTATTCATACTAGCCGCGATTGGAGCGGCAATTGTTACACTTGCAACACCTTCACCACCAACGTTGGCAAAGCCAAAGTCTTGATAGTTTGTGTTAGCAAAATATTTTTTGTTTAATGGACGTCCCATTTGTTTCTCCTTAATTTGACGTTCTAGGTCTACGCTGTGGGTACAGCATAATACTTGCACCGTGCAAGTTGACTAGATATTTAGCCGCAATCGATCAACAAATTCAAGTAGATTTTGATGATGTGATCCATTGTGCCAGTGGGGTTTTAAATATGATTTATCATACCAAAATTCTTCGCTTTCCAAATGGCACCCAATTAAACCTACATTTCTTTGTATAATCGCCATAGGATCACCGTTGCTATACCTAGCCACAACGTCCATATTACTACCAATAAATGTAGGACCGTCATAAAAATACATCCTTTCATTGTTATCTAACCACTGCACTGGCATCGCCTTAGGATGCGGTCTGCGTGTACAGGTGTTGGGCTGTTTAATATACTGCTCCACTCTAACATCGTTTAATAGGTTAAAATAGTATTGGTCAGCCCAATACGCACCCATACATATTCCTAAATACTTTCCGCCTCGATTTAAGAATTGTTTAATTAAGTCTACATTCCATTCTAATAATCTGTCAAATCTATCACAGTCCCCATAGCCGCCAGGAAAACACACAATGTCTACATCATCAAAAAATGTAGGATCAACTTCGTCACGGGAAAATAATTTAATTTGATACTGGGGAGTTAATGCTTTGATGATACCATTTGCAGAGTCTACTGCACAAATGGGTTGATGTATAAACAATGCAATTTTCATTTATTGAAAAATAAAGTGCTCACTTCAAGATACCATTCCGGGGCACGACTCCCATAATATCTAGCCCAGCAGCCGGGCACACCTGAAGTAACGCTAACGTTCCTAAGGTAGGTGTTCTTATACGCTAAAACTACTGCCACATCCGCATGTGGACTGCGCATTTGGATTACGTATGACAAATTGACTTCCTGTTAGATCATCAGTGTAATCAATTTCAGCACCTTGTAAGTACTGCATACTCATACCATCTATAATTAAATTGTATTTTGTATCTAAAGGAACAACAAAGTCATCGTCATTTTGTTGGTCATCAAAGGTAAAGCCATATTGGAATCCACTACAGCCTCCACCTTGTACAAAAGTACGCAACATTAATTTTGGATTGTTCTCTTCAGCTAACAAATCCAATACTTTAATTTTGGCTGACTCAGATACTTTTATCATTTTTACTCTTCATTTGCTTAATTGTTGCTTCGGCTAATAATATCATTTGACGCATGTCTTCAATGCTTTCGCAATTCCATCGACGTAGTGCTTTTGCTTTTGGAGTAGGACGGCCTTTGTCGTCCTTCATTGGACCTTTGTTGCCTGACATACGAGCACAAAAACTCTTACGGCGTTTAGCTGCCTTACTACCAGGCTTTAGTTTGCTAGGCTTAGTGGTCACTGCTGTTTGCAACTTACTACCTGGGTTCTCTCTACGATAGGCTTTGACAGCTTTTTTACTTAGACCATCAGTCTTGTCTCGTCTGTTGACTTTGTTCCAGTCTTCTGATATACCGCAGTCTGGACAAGTCATCTCCATCGCTGTGGATTCGTTATGTTTTTTCTTACCAGCACAATGTGCCTTTTGACTGAACCCTTTAGGATGAGAACAGTTGATACTGCTCTTATACTTTTGGCTCCAACCTTCTGTTATAAATTCATTCGCTCTCATAAGGTATTCCTTCTAATCCGCAACCAAAACGTGCAAGGCTTTCATATAGAGAAACTAATAGTTCTTTTAGACTCATTTGTTTTTACCTGCTTTCATATTGGCTAACCAATGTGCCATACGTTGTTTTTCGCCTGTACTATTTTTGGCAGTCTTGCGCAAGTCACTAACACTGGCTTTGGTATTTACTCCGCTACGTTTGGCCAAGCCTTTACGTCCTGGATTCTTCCCATCTGCAAAGTTTTCCTCTACACCTTGTTTGCTAGGAACTCGAAATGCCCAAATAGTTGCTTTACCGTCCCTTGCCATCATAGCAGTAAGTCTTGTATTACCACCAATAAGTTCTTTTTGACCATCACTATAAACAGCAACAATAGGCATTTCAACTGTGCCTTTTTCAAGTTGTGCTAGGGCACGTTTTTGTTTTTCCGGATGTAATAATTTAAAACTATCTGGATCAGCGGCATCTGTGTTGTTGATATTTTGAGCATTGTTGATAGTTATTGCCTTGCCTTTCCGAGCAAGTTCGATCCAAGCATCTTTACCTAACTTTACAAACTCTGGATAGCGTTCTGCTTCTTCCCATTCATTACTAAAATTTGGTTCTACAAATTTCATACCATCTGCAAGTTCATGTATGCTTTCTCCGCCATCGCCTCCACCGTCACCACTATATCCAACACTTGATCCATATAGTCCATAAGGACCAGGACCATATGCCGCCCACTTAGGTTGTTTGCGTTTCTTTTTTCTTTCAGTGATAAACTCGTGGGCTCTCATCAAGTTACCTTCGTTGGATTGCAACAAAATCTTGGATCACACCAGTCATGTTGTGGATCGTATTCTTGTCCAATATAACCAGCGTAGGCTAAACTCATGCCAATGCCGTATATGGCAAAACCTGTGATCATACTTTTACACAGGGCTGTAAGGGTTGCGCGGTTTATCATATCCATCGTCCTCAGGGTATACTGGGTAGTCCATTACTGACACCAGCTTTGTTTGGCATCGCCGTAGTATTCACGAGCTAGGCCGTTAGCAATAAGTCCCTGACGAATGCTCTGTCCGTTTACCAAGATATCTCCCAATATACGGCCACCAAACTTATCCCATCCATAGATAATAACTTGGTGTTTGTTTGAGGATTGTAGGGCTTGAGTTGTAAATTTACTCGCCAATTGGGCTCGCTGGTCTTCTTGTGGACATTGAGCTCTGTGTCCTTTTTCTGGCGTGTCGACTCCGTAGATTCTAACAGCAAGTTCGGGTTTAAGCGGCTGTGGGAGAAAGGGTGCGGCGATTACAATAGTATCGCCATCACTCACTCGTAAAATTTGTGCATCATATGTTGCTGATTTTGCAGGCATCTTGTTCTGTGCAAGTGCTAGCATGGGCACTGCCAGTAAAACTAATAATAACTTTTTCATTATAACTCCAATAATAGTATCTGATTATTTATACTGTTTTTTCAGTGTATTCACACTTGTTCCAACCTAATAAGAACTGTGCTTTCCAATCATTTTGTGCAAATCCTTTTAAATTTTGCCAATTAGATCGTTCTGCCCATATACGTTGTGCGGCGTCTTGCCAGTCAGTATGACGCACTGCGTACTCCATGTATATCATACGATTTTTAAAGTGCTCATAATCAATACTGTCAAACTCAACATGTAATACTTCAAATAGAGTACCGTCAGGTGCTATACCGTCTAACGCAAAGTCAAATCCCCACTTGGGACGAGTACGCAACAAATAGTTGACAGTAGGAATTGTTGACTGTAATTGTTTTAATTGCTCTTGTGCTTCGCCACCATAGTAGCATCTGCAAAGGAACATACAATGATCTAAAATGAGTTCTGAATCAGTACGCTCTAATTTAAACCAAGGTTCTTGCCAGCAGGTGTGATTCAGTATAGGATTGTTAATGGGATAACCCATTTGGGCATAAAACTTCTGTTCTGCCTTGTTGAGTTCAAATCCGTCTTTGTCATAGTATTGAAAATCTTCAGCAGTCACTAGTGCAGTGTTAATACAAATAGGGTTAGACATCAATTTTATATCTTGTCTAGCAAACAATTTTTGCTCCACTAATTTTATTAGGCGTGCATTCCAAAGTTTCCGCTCATTCTAACTTGCTCAATATTATTGCGTGTTGCATAATCATCTATACGCATGGCTAATTGAAAGTCTAAAATAGTCAGACCTTTGACATCAAATGTAGTAGTCTTCACAGTGACCTCTGCAACATCCTGTGTTACTTCAGCAAAGTGATCCATCTTTTCACAGAGCTGGTTAATAACACTTGTAAACTCTAAAGCATGCCTATGATCGTTGGCTACATATTTGGCTTGCAGTGTAAGATGATCTAACATTTCCCAATCAGGCAAATACTTAGATTTAAGATCGTTTAAGGCATCGTTTTTAGGTTTAAATTCTTCAAGATTATCTTTTCTAAATTTACCTTCAATCACGTTGATCCAATTTCTCATTGTGTACGATCCTTATTATCTATTGCGCCACCTGTAACCCAAGCAGTACAACTACGGGTACCTGCGCATTTGAAATGTAAAAAGTTACAATATCCTAAATCTGCTCGATGTATAGTAGCCATAGCGTCAGTTTCTTTGCTGTTGCCTTTGATACCTTCTTCAATACATGCCCACATTTTATCACTTACATCAAATGCCGCACAGTTACCACACTTCATTGTCTTGGCAGTCTTTTCCGTTATGTTCCAACGTTTGGCAGCATCTTTCCAATATGAGCCAGGCTCATCTGGGTTGGCTGGACCGTAGTGATAATCATCAATGGCCTTCTGACGATTCTTCAAGTTAACATCTATGTCGTAGGTAGCAATAGGACAGCCCTTGTTGGCTGCTTCTACGATGTTAATATATTTTCTGTAGGTCATCTCTGTTCAATCCAACTTAGACTGGCCACGGCTTTTTTGTTGGCATTTTTAGCGGCAATGGCGATTGTTACCGTATCGCTGACTGTGCCCATACTGCCTCGTCCTAACTGTAGATCTGCCTGGTTGGTCAGGTCAACTTTAACTGCGGCGCCCGCTGTGACAAATCCTGAATCAAACTGTGTGCCATCGGTGACAGCGCCTGTTGAAGTGTAGTTGTACTGTGTAAATGCGTTGGCATCTGGCATGTCTACCCAAGTACCGTTGATAGTAGCGTTGCGTAGAACTTTATAATAGATGTCAGTGTTGTCCAGTGTGTTGGCCACAAAGTTTGTGAGAATAATAACTGCTTCTAGTGCTGTGGGTTTCATACGAACACTGACCACAGGATAAAAAGTTAAGGCGTCGTCTAATGTGATACCAGTCAATGGAGTTAGTATGTTTTCCGGAATACCCTGTTTAACTAGTCGTCCTTCTACTAGTACGCTGTTGGATCCTTGATACAAATGATGTGTGCCCGCGGCACCACCAAAGTTTTCAATCTCTAATCTAATGGGTAAAAACGGAGTTCTGCTCCACGGAAATAACAGTCTATTGCCAGTGTTGAATGTGTGTATG